AAAAACGGTGAGCTTGTTTTCATTCCGCGTGCGGTAGCTGCCGGACTGCGTTTTAATATACGTGATAATTGTATGCGCGGTATACTTCCCGTTGACGCTGATAACAATGCTACAGGTCATGTAACGCCTGTGCACATCGACAGTATCCTTGAATGGAATGGTAAAAAAATACGCATGTAAGGGCGATCCTTCGTGATCGCTCCATAAAACAACTCTTATGGCAGATATTCTCTTTAATAATGCTGGTGTTCCGTTGATTGCTTATGGTAAGAGTTACCAGGCAACAACAAGCGGTACCCCTTCCGATAAACCAAAGAACGCATTGCAGCCCAAATACCCCGATGAGGAATACCTGATTGTCGGGGATACCAAAATAGCGGTTTGGGGGAACAACAATGATTTCCCTTCGATGGCAGACCAGGTGATCAGCAGTGTGGGGGTTTTGAATACGGGTTTGAAATTCACGCGCAACTTTACGCTGGGGCAGGGTATTTTTGCCTGTACCGTGACCGGTTTTGATGAGTCGGGAAATGAGGTGCTTTCACGGGTAAACGATAAGTCATTGATCACCTTTGCCAATTCAAGGTTGGTACGCCGGTTCATGTCAAAGGCGTTGCGCGATTACCTTAAATTTGGCTGCTCCTTTGTTCAGGTCATCATGAATGCGGATGGCAGCAAAATGGTGGGTATCAATACCATTAATGCCAAGTATTGCCGTTTAAGCATTGCCGACTCAAACGGGGTGATTCAAAAATGCGTTGTTTCGGGGAAATGGCCAGATTCACCAGGGCAGGATCAGTTCCAGGTATTTGATGTGCTGGATGAATACGATCCTTTTGCGGACCTTCAGCGCCGTCGGTGGGCGCAAAAAACAGCGGGTAAATCGTTCATCTTTGTGATCCGCGATTCCTGGGGGAGCGGTGAATATTACAGTTCCGCCATCTGGTGGGCTGCTTACCTGGCCGGGTGGATCGATATCGCCAAAAAAGTTCCCTCTTTCCTGAAAAAGGCTTATGAAAACCAGATCACCTGGAAATGGCACATCCAGATTCCGTATGCTTTCTGGGACAAGCAGTTTCCGGCAATACAGTTTGCCACGACCGAACTCCGCAAAGCGGCCATTGAATCCTATATGGACAGCATTGAATCGAACCTGTGTGGTACCGAAAATGCCGATAAACCCATCTTTACTTTTTTTGATGTCAATCCCCAAAATGGGAAAGTCGAGGAACAATGGATCATTAAACCGCTGGAGAACAAATTAAGTAACGAGCAGAACCTGGTTACCTCTGCGGCGGCCAATTCCGAAATCATGTTCTCCATCATGGTCAATCCCAACGTTCTGGGGGCAGGGATGCCTGGTGGTACCTATGCTGGTAACCAGGGCGGCAGCAATATTCGCGAGGCTTACCTTGTTAATATTGCCAATTGCTGGCTCGACCGCCAGGATCTGCTGGATGTACTGGAGCTTTTCATTCGTTACAACGGTGCAGGTGAGGATGTCGAATGGCGTTTCCGCAATACAATACTCACTACGCTTGACACGGGAGCAGGCACCACAAAAACCTTGAGCTAATCGTACAGGCTGCCCTTCGTGGCTGCCACTTAATTCATATTTTAATCATATATCAAATGCTATTCAGTAAAGACAAAAATGCCAAAATGGAAGAGATCCGGAAATATATTTCCGTGAGTACTTCATCTGAATTTGATATTGTTGCACCTCATATTCAAAATGCTGAACGCGATTACCTGATCCCTTTAATCGGGAACGATTTGTATCAAAGGATGATCACTTTTTGCAACGAAGAGGTTCACGATCTGACGGATGAATCGGTTCAGAAAACCAATCAGCTTTTAGCCTTTGTCCAGTCAGCCGTTATTCATATTGCCTACTGGATCGGATTCGATGTTATCAATGCCCTTATCACAGACTCGGGATTTAAACGCACTGAATCCAATACGGTTAAAAGCCTGTTCAAGTACCAGGAACACAACCTTAAACATTATTTGCGCACGAGCGGCTTCAATGGCCTTGATACGATACTTCAATTTCTCGAATTAAATCTTGTTGATTTTAAGGAATTTGAGGATTCACCAGCGTTTTCATTAATGAAAACATCTTTTGTTCCAACTACTTACATATTTGATGATATTTATTTCATTAATAACAGCCGTCTTACGTTCCTGCGGATGAAACAGCATCTGCAGCTGTTGGAGGAAACTGAGATTTTGCCCATTTTGGGTCCGGATACCTATGCCTATTTAAAGGCTGAAATATCCAAACCTGAACCCGATTCAAAGGTTTACAGAATACTTCCCTATATCCGCAAACCGCTTGTTTTCCTTGCATCCGCAATGCTGATGGAAGAAAGTGGCGCTGACCTGACGGATAATGGTCTGTATTTTACGGCTGTATCAGCAGTCCATGTAAATGATACCGAAATCAAACCTTCTTCTCCGGAACGCATCGCAATTCTTGCTTCCCGTAACCGCGATCTCGGTCTTACCTACCTCGATTTACTCCAAACCTATCTGTATGCCAATCCTTCGGAATGGCCCGATACTCCGCGTTTAGTGGGTAATTCATTTCAAAGAAACAACACGGATAAAAAAACTTTCTGGGCATGACAAATCTTGAAATTGAAGTTCCTTTTTTCTTTTTCACACGCAGGGCAAAAGGTACGTTACCCGGTTCATGGAACGAACTGTCTGAAAAACAGTTTATCGCCGTTTCCATGCTAGTACATGGCAGGGAGATTGATTTTCAGTTCCTTTCAGTCCTGACTTCATTTCCAATGCGCCTGATCAGAGCGCTCTCACCTTACCAGTTGGGGAAATTGTCGGATCAGTTTGATTTTATCGGAAATACTTCAAAATCACACAACGCCTTTTTTTCTGCCCGACTGAAGGGAACAAAACTTTATTCACCGAAACCGAAGCTGACAGGGTTGACCTTCGGGCAATTCATTTTTGCAGATGCTTACTACAATACCTGGCTTGCAAATAAAGACGATGAAACGCTTAATAAATTTATTGCCTCCCTTTATCTTTTCGACGATGAAGAATTTAACGAGGCGGCGATTTCCGGTAAAAAATTGATTGTCAAAAAGCTTCCGAAGGATCTCCGCCTATCGATCGCATTCAATTATTCCCTGGTAGTTTCCTGGCTTCAGAATGCTTATCCGCTGATCTTTCATTCGCCTGTCCATCTTCCTGATCCCGCCGTCAGGGTGGATGGTATCCGCCCTGATATCCGCACCAAAGATTCCGGATGGCTAAAACTTTTTGAATCCCTGGTAGGAGAGGACCTGATCCACCGGAATAAATATGCAGAACTCCCGGTGAATGTTGTACTTAATTACCTGACAGCTAAATATAAGGAAAATGCAAGGGTTCATTCATCCGTTTAATTCGTTCCATTCGTCAAATTCGTTATAATTCGTCTAATTCGCATTTTATGAAGACAACGTTTTCCGATGTGATCCAGTATTTCAGGATGCTCGCTTCACAACATGATTCCATAGGCCACAGCGCCGCAGAAAAGCACTTTTACCGCTTCGAAATTGAGGAGGTACTTTCTGGTCTAAAAACGATCAATTACCCGGCTTTAATTCTGGAGGGTTACCGGTTTTCCCTGATCGATAAACAAAGCGACAACGTTTTGAAAGAGCGGACAGGGGCCTTTATTCTATTGGACCATCTTTCCGATGTTTCCGATTATGATGCGATGCATGAATTGTGGGACCGCCTGGAATCGATTTGTGATGACATCATCGCCCGGGTGAAATCCGATAAGTACAATGCTGCAGCCAGGGCAGTCCGTGACTTCGATTTAAACAACATTGAATTTGCGCTCATCGCAAACGAGAATGATAGGAATTTCGGCATTCGTTGCACGTTTACAATTACCTCTCCTTTCTCAGCAACTGTCGATCCATCCAAGTGGAATTTAAATGTTTGTGTTCCCGTATAATTTCAAAATGAAAAATAAAAATGGCCTTATCTCCTTTGACACCACCACGTATTACCGCGACGTCCTTAACCAATACGGAGGTTCAGGAACAAAATGAAGCGGTATCCAAATGGTCCTCGATGGTGCAGCGCCGCCTCCGCCAAAGCCTTCAGCAGTTTAACAACGGGAAGAATTCAACAGTCCAACGCCCCGGCCGTTCAGAGCGGATGCTTCGGACAAGCTTAAATTCCAAAACCAAACAAAATTATGGTGTGATAGACAGGGTTTCAATTCAGTTTGAACGTCATGGCGTTTTTGTTCATAAAGGTGTAGGAAACGGATATAACATGCAGGGTGGGACAGTGATAAGAACTGCAAAAAACCCAATACCAGATCCCCAGCCGCGGGTTGCGGTGGAATGGTTTAACCCGATCCTGGACCAATCCCTTCCTGAATTGGCTGATAAACTGGCTGATATTGGGGCAAATGCGGTGGTGAATGCAACGCGGATGATGATCAGGTAACAATGTCAGAACCAAGTTTCTGTTTTTATTAATAAAGAAAAGAACAGAATCCTGTGATTCCATCCTTTTCAAAACATTCACTTTAAATACCTATGCCTTTAGTCTGAATTAATTATTAGAAATATTTACAAATAAGTTTCATTAACTTGAAAATATTTTTTTTTGAGGTGATTAAAAGTATTCTTGTTTTCACAATTCATCAACTTCATAAATACCGCTGTTAAAAAAAAGGATGGAACCTGGTGGCACCATCCTTTTGCAAATTTTAAATCTAATTTAAAACACCTAACCAAATGTGTATTCGCAAAGATATCAAAAATGTTTCATTCTTTTTAAAATTTCTTTTTGCTTTAAAACGATTTAGCCTGTCATTAAGGTTTCCCGATTCATTTTACTTCAGAAAAACCTCTATTTATATGAAAAGGATGGAACCGGGCGGCTCCATCCTTTTACTAAACCTAACTAAACCTAAACATGACAATTATTTACAATTATCGGGCCACATAAGTTGCCAAAACTATGCTTTTGGTTAATAAATCATAAAAGAAAATAGATAAAAACCAAAACCGACCTTATTCTTTGTGTTCTCAAGATTCCTGGCGATTATGAAACAATGGTATTTTAGGAGATGGTTTTTCTTTGTCAAACCGACGTTGATGTATAGGAGTTATCTTATCTGCTTTTCTTGTTTATTTTCTTGTAAAAAAGATTGCGTGGACATTCCGAATTGACAGAAAAATTGAAATCACGATAAAAATCATAATCGGAAATTAATGCATCCATCAAATAGGCAGCGTCAGGGTTCTATTTATATTTGATACTAATTGTTGCGGAATTTAGTATGGGTGCTTACTGTAGTATGTATTCTTTACCTGGTTATAACTACAGGTGAAATAATTCTTATTTTATCCACCCTATTTTTATATCCATTTCAGTAAATAGCCGTTTTCCAGCTTTCAAAAGTGTTTTTTACAGAATTCAATAATCTTTCCGTCAAGGTCGTTCAATAAACATTTAATGTCTATTGACGTGTAGATTTCGATACTCTTTTTGTAGTTTTTATTAATGAACTCCGACCGGGCCTCCAGAATTCTCAATTTATAAAACTGGCTATTATACCTTTTCCTGGCTTTCTGGTCATACTCTTTGATGATATTATCCTGAAGTTTTGAATACGCTTGCAGCCGGATGCATTCTCCTTCAAAAAAGTCTTCAACCAAATAATCAAAGTCGGAGAGGATGTATTTAAATGGTAAAAGTTTATCCGCTGTCTGGACACCCTCAAACTTTTTTTTACTTCCAAATCCGAGTTTGTCCAGATAAAAGTCGTGACTGACGCTTAAATTGTCAAATTGATATACAATTTGCCCCACCGAAAAGCGATACCCGAGAATGAATTCTCTGCGCTTGTTTTTGAATTTCGCGAGCGTAAGATGCCTTCCTTCACCTTGAAAGTCTTCAAAGCCCTTAAAACCAAAATCATAGAGCTTCAAAAATGGCTCAAGAATTTCAATTCCTTTCTCCAGGTCTGCCAATGGCTCAAGATTCTTTTTATGGTTACTTTCTGTTATATATACCGACATTTTGCAATTTATATATAAGATTTCGGAGGACTAACATTAATTTCAAATAATTTGACAGATCAAATGTAATGATATTTCCCTTTCTCTTTAATATTCAACACGTTTATTTAACGATTATTTATTCTGCCTATTGACAAAAATCTGTCCTTTCCTCTAAGATCTTCCTCTTGTAGCTTAGCCAGAAAACACGCTTATGGCTACAAGTTATAACCGGCAAATCAATCTTTATATCAATGGGAAGCAAGTTAGCAATGATCTGAAATCCATTCGTGCCGAAATGGCAAGGCTTGTCAATGAACAGGCAAGAATGACCATTGGCAGTGATGAATACATCCGTCATGCCCAGGGCATCCGGCAGCTTCGCGGGATGATCGCCGAGCACAACCGCCAGATCTCGGCTATTTCAAGGTCCTGGAGTATGGCAAGGATCGGGGATGCATTCAACAGGTACTATTCAATGATCCAAGCGGCTACTGTGGCAATTGTCGGTCTCGTCCTTGGTTTTAAATCACTTGTAAAGGTCTTTAACGATTACGAGGAAAGGCTGGACAACCTTTCGGCGTTGACGGGTCTTGCGGGTAAGAGTCTTCAATGGCTGTCTGACAGGGCAAAAGAGTTAAGCGTTTCAATGATTGCGGGTGGGGTCAGGGTCAAGCAAAGCGCCCAGGACATTGTTGATGCTTTTACAAAGGTTGGATCAGCCAGACCCGAACTGCTTAAAAATAAATATGCCCTAAGTAGCGTTACTGAGGAATCGATCATTTTAAGCAATGCCTCCAAAACAGAGCTTCAGCCTGCCATTGAAGCATTGTGTATGGTTCTAAACCAGTACAATGTTTCAGCGGACCAGAGCCGCCGGATTATCAATGCGCTGGGTGCAGGTTCCAAAGAGGGGGCAGGAGAAATTCCTTATTTAACCACGGGTTTTGAAAAGGCGGGCACGGTGGCTTCCATGGCCAACCTGTCGATTGAGACTTTGGTCGCCACCCTTGAAACGCTGGCACCCCGTATCCGGGAACCGCAGATTGCAGGGCGTGGGCTTAAGGGGATGTTGCTTGCGTTGCAGCAAGGGGCTGATGAGACGAATCCAAAGATTGTCGGGATGGCGGCGGCCCTGGAAAACCTTGCCAAAAAGAATCTTACCGCTACAGAAATGTACCGGATGTTTGGAAGCGAGAATATTACGGTTGCAGCCATTCTGATTAACAATGTTGAAGAATTAAAGAAATATGAAAAAGCTGTTACGGGAACGAATGTTGCCGTTGAACAGGCCACGATCAATACCTCCAATAACAACGCCAAATTAGCACAGGCCGGTAACCGGATTAACAACCTTGCCAATGAATTGGGTGCCAGATTAAGTCCTGCGATGCACGTTGTAACGGGCTATTTTGGTGCTTTTTTAAAAGGAATTCTCAATACCATCAACTTCCTTGAAAAGTATGGCCGGATCCTGGTATCAGTTACGATTACCATTTTTAGTTATGTGACGGCTGCCAAACTTCAGGCACTATGGACAGAGCGCAACAACGCGGAAAATATCATTTCAATCACGATCTCCAAATTAAAGGTGTACTGGCTAAATGCCCAGCGTGCTTCGGTAATGCTTTTATCAGCAGCCCAGGCATTGTTAACAGGCAATATCTCCAGAGCAACGGCCGCGATGCGGGTGTTCAATTCGATCGTGAAGATCAATCCCTTTGCATTGCTTGTTTCGTCGCTTGTTGCTGCCGGACTGGCGATTAATGCCTATACACGCAGGTTATCGGTTGCACAGTTGCTGCAAAATACAATGAACGAACTAAGCCTGACCGCATCGAAAAATGTGGTCAGTGAAAAGGTAGCCCTTGATCAGTTGCTCCTGACCGCCAGAAATGAGGCGCTCACCAAAGTGGTCCGCCAGCAGGCCATGAGTAGAATCAATCAGCTTTCTCCTGAATTTTTAGGCAATATTACCCTGGAGGGAATCAAGACTAAATCAGCATCGGACGCGATTGAATTGTATATCAAAAGCCTGGAGAAGAAGGCGCGTGCGCTGGCTTATTTTGAGAAGCTAAAGCAACTGGAGAGTCAAAGGATTGATCTCGAAGCAGGTGTTGGCGGTGAACAGACGATTGCCGGTAAGGCGGTTACCTTCTTGCGGGATCCTTTTGGCTTCAGAAATACAGGGGCAAAGATAGAGGGTAAAAACAGGCAGCAATTGCTCTCTTCCAATGCTTCGCTGACAGCCAGTATCCAGACAGCGATTGCAGATGAAGGTTCGGAAGATATTGTTCCTCCTTTGGCCTCCGGGAATAAAGGACCTTCCGGTGGCGAGGGTGAACAAACCAGGGAGCTGATCACCTTAAAGGAACAGGAACTGGAGGCGGCCAAACGGATGCCGGGAACCACAAAAGATGAGATTACAGCCCGTAACCAGCGTTGCGAGGCGATCCAGAAGGAGATTGATGTGCTGAATAACCTGGGCAAAACAAGTTCTGAATTTGCAGACCGGGAGGAGAAAAAAGCGGATAAAATCCAAAAGGAGAAGCTGGAGAAGCTGCAGGCCGCCAATGAACGTCAGATCGATCTGATCAATAAAAACCACTTGGCAACGGGGACTTCGGAAGATGAGTTTGAAGCTCAGTTACTGGCACAGGAATCAGCTTTCCTTCGTGAAAAAATGACGATTTACGAGGCTGGCAGCAAGGAGTATGAGGAGGCGAAGACCACTTTATCCGGGAACGAGGTTAAAGCGGATCAGAAAATCAAGGAGTTGCTGTTAAATGCAGAAAAGGCATTGGCCGATGCCCGGATTGACAACCTGAAGGAGGGGATTGAAAAGCAAAAGGCGATCGAGGAACAAAGGTGGAAAGAGGAACTGGCGGGTTTGAAGAAACAGTTGCTCCAAAAGGAGGATCTCAGTGAACAGGAGAAAAAGTTCAATGCTGATAAAAATGCAGAAATCGTTGAAAAGGAAATGCTGCATCAAAAAACGATCGGTGATCTTACCTATGCCGGCCAGGTGAACGCCCAGATGGACAGGGCGGTTTATAACCTGGCGAGTTCACAGACGGATGAAGAAAAATGGGCGGCACAAAAGGAGCTGGCCCAGGCAACCTATGCAGAAGAATTCTCTGCCGCAAACGGCAATGCCGCAATGATGGCACAGGCAGAAAGGACACTTTCAGATACAATCGTATCGATCAAAACCGAAGAGCTGGATAAAAGACAGCAAATCGGTGATGCAATTCTGGGCGCAGCTTCGGATGGTTTTGGGGTACTATCCGACCTGATCGGTCAGGAATCGGCGCTCGGAAAGGCTTTCTTCCTGTTGCAGCAGGCTTCTGCGATTGGCCAGATTGTTTTTAATACCGCTGTTGCCAACGCCAAAGCGGTTGCTTTTTCTCCTGTAACAGCAGGTATGCCGTGGGTGGCCATCAATACGGCAAGTGCTGCCGTGAGCATAGCGAGTGTGATCGCGCAGGCAATTGGTTCGTTTAATACCCCTTCCGGCGGTTCAGCTGCTAATGAACCTGGTTATTCGGTGGGGGGTTATACCGGTCCGGGTGGTAAATATGAACCGGCCGGCATGGTCCATAGAGACGAGTACATCATTCCGCAGGAAGGGGTGAAAAATCCACGGCTTCAGCCTTTTATCCAGCTGTTTGAACATGCCCGCAAAAATAACACCCTTGCAACGCTTGATTTAAACCCTTCTTTCATCGCCGCTTCAGGTTCAAAACAGTTTTTTACAGGGGGTTATACAGGGCAACAAAACGGGACTCCAATGCCTGTAAAAACGGTTTCCGCACGCGTGGAACCGGTTGCAGTTGCGCGTGATCCCGAATTACTGGCGGCCATCCAACTGCTGAACGAAAGGCTTAAAAAACCTATCACCGCCAAAGTGGCCGGATATGGTGGCGAAGGATCGGTTGCCGATGCCATTAAGAAGATTGCATACCTGGCCAAGTCACTGGATATAAAATAGGATGTTATGAAAGAGTTGATAACACCGCTAGGTAAAGTGACGCTTGCACTGGATACCGTGATCGATATCTCGCGGAACACACCGCTTTTTAACAGGAGCGAAGAGTTTAGTATTGATCTTGAAGTGCCACGGATTCCGAACGAAAAGATATTTGGCTATAAGTGGCGACCGGCAACATGTGGTGAGATAAACCCAATAGAAGCCAGGTTGTTGCTGAACGGGCGTGAGAAATTACGGGGATCGATTGAAATTACATCGGCCAGTTACGAAAGCTATAACCTGTTATTGAAAGGGAGCCGTAACGACTTCCTGTTCTGGTTTGGCAAGGAGAAATTGCGCGGGCAACCATTCGAATATGAAGATTTTGTGCCGGGATATTCACCCCCTTTCCAACCTACGGAGGCGCAAATACTTAGTCAAATGTTGGCCACGCTTGGCGGGGCACTTGATTATATTTGTTTCCCGGTTTATAACAGTCTTGCCGACAGTTGGATTAACCGCTGGAGCTTTGATGCAAACGGGTTTACAACCAATGACAATGTAATTTATCCGGGACATGCGGGGGACAAAACTGCATTTTTACGGATGGGTGCGGCCCTTAACCGGCTTTTTCAGCTAAAGGGTTATACCGTTACTGAAAACTGGTTTGATACAGACCCGGAGCGGCGAAAAATCTGTATTTTCAATGATATGAATTACGGGGTAAGTTCCTCAATTAATATTCGGTACCTGTATCCTGACTGGACGATTCTCGATTTTATCAACGAGGTAGAAGACTTTTTCCCTGTTACAATATTTATTGACGCCCGTACCAAAACAGTGCGGGTACTGGGGGATGATGATGTAGTAAGCGCTGTACCGGCCGGAGAACTTGCTCCATATCTTGAGCGCGATTACACGATTTCGTTCAATGAAAAGCAAACGGGTTATGACCTGAAATACACGCTGCCAGCAGAAGATAAAAGTACGGACAACGATTACGAGTATATGGACCAGGCTTATAATGCCGAAATATATACAAAGCGGAACCTTGCTTTAACTTCACAGGAGGGCGCTGTTGATCTTGTACTTAATGAGGGTAATTTTTATAAAGCGACGAGTAATGAACCTAATAACCCCGGGTGGGAGTTAATTGGTAATGTTGCGCTTGGGGTGAGGACTGATTTAGGGGAGATTTCGCGAGAGACGAAGATTTACCCGATGATGAATATTACAAAGGTTCAATCAGAGGAGGTGATACTCACCCAACAGTATGTAAATCCAATAAGGAAATCCCTGAATTTTGAAATGGTGGTACCGACGACCGCAAAAGCGAGGCATTTATGGACACAGGATTTGCGCCCTGTGATTTACAGGGGGATGGATGCGGCTTACATCGACCCTTATGACATTAACCCCGGATTTGCCTTTAATAACAGGTATTACCCAAAGGCCAATTTTTTAAACAGGAAAAACGACGGGAAACCGTTTGAGGGACAGTCACTGGAATTGCGGTGGTACGGTGACGGGGGATTACGAGGCCCCGAAACGATTGCTTTTCTGGAGAGCGCCGATAAAATAACAGGAAAATTTCTGATTAACCAGGTAGACCTTGAAAAGCTGGATACCTCGAAAGTTTACACCCTGAACGGGCGAAGGGTTTTATTATCGGAGCTGGTGATTCATTATGCCGAAGGGGACATGGTGGAGGTGGATGTGGTACTACTGGCACAAAAAATCGGTTGATTTTTTGTCCTTTAGAAATCAGTGGCGGGAAAATATCTTTCGGGAAAAGAGAAACTGTGATGGCAGATCCTATCCAGAACTACGATTTTTTTGAGGCAAAGTATGGAAATACTTATCAGGCGGTCCTGTTCTCGCTTCCCGAAGAACCTGTTTTTTCGCTGAATGAGGCGAAAATCTATATGCAGCTCCGCAAAAAACCGGGGGAGAATGTGGTAGCAGAATTCTCCACCGAAAACGGAAAATTCCAGATCACGGGCTATTATACTTTCGAGATGGTCACGCAGGTGATTGAGGTCGCACCGGATACCTATTACTACGATATCCTGATCGTTTTTGCAGGCGGCCGCCGTGAAACCTACATCGGGGGCAAATGGACGATTCACCCAACAATAACACGGAAAAAACCATGAGTGAGCAAATCGTAAATATTACGGTCGCCCATACGGTGCAACAGGTTGATATTTTGGTAATTCCATCCATGCAAAAGGTAATTAACATCACTGTTACGCAAGGAAGTGGCGGTGGCAGTATCCCCGTTTTATTTGGTGAAAAGAAAACGGGCGTAAATGAAGGCGCTTGCCCTTCGTTCTCCATTACAGATGATTACCTGTATGTGTGCGTTCAAAGCGGGGATGCCGCATCGGCCATCTGGAAGAAAGTCCTGTTGTTTCATACTTAATTATTCATACGATGACACGAAAAAGTAAATCAGCCAAAGAGGAATATGACAAAGCTTATTCCAGGCTACAGGAAATTAATGACATACGGCAGATAGCCGAAGCGGAAGAGATCAAAACGCTGGAGGATACCGAGACAACGATCAAAAACCTGTGCAGTGAGCAGGGATTGTTTTGCGGGGTGATCCTGACGCCGGAGGATCTTACCAACGTAATAACCCTGGCTATCAAAACGGGGGAAAATGTGAAAATACAATTTAAATTATTTTATAACGATTAATCTTTCAATACAATGGCACAGTATGATCTTGTATTAACCCAAAATACACACGCCACCCTGACCGAGTTTACAGAAAGGCTCGTGAATATTGCAAAGGGGGGCCTGCTCTCTGCCGCGGCAGGTGGAGTG